GTGTTTATATACTTCTTTAGGTGCTTTAGGTAATGCTATCCGCAGATTTTGGATTTCATAGATTTCACCAATTTGACCAGTTTTTGATATAACGATAACATCATGCTCTTTATTGTATCCATATTTCCATTTTTTACCTTTATTAAGTCTACTAATAGTAGTCTTTTTTATAGGTTCAATTATTTTAACTAAACTCTGTTTGTACATTACTTGGATCTACCTTCTGCGAATCCTTTAAAAACTGTTTCTTTCTTTTCAGGCTCCTTACCTTCTAAAAGATTTTCTTCTTCTTGAATTCTAGTTAGTATTTCAAACGCATCAAATATAGCTAATTTTTTAGTAGCTGCAGCATTCTTTAATCTATCTGCTGATATATCATCATCCGAATCTACAATAGGTTCTTTAGCAACCTTAATTAATTCATCAACTGCTTTTTGCCCAGCTTGGATTATATTCTTCTTCGTCTCCTTGATATTCATATTTGATAGTTATAAAATTAGATAAAACACGATATAAACGTTCGCCATCAATTACGAACTCATATTCACTATTTGGTATGAAGCCAATTAGATCGTTAACCTCAACGGTACCATCTGAATATTTAACAATACCTTGTAAAGGTTTTTCAGATTCAATATTAAATTGATCTATTGCTTTTAAAGGTTTTACGAAACAATAGCCTTTTGGGGCATTCCATTCACCATCTCTTTTATATAGAAATATCTGGTCTTGGGTTATAAAATAAGTATCCTCATTAAAGTAGCTTCTACTATTCTTTTCAACACCTTTTACATTATACCATCTGCGAAAAACATTATGATGTATAATAACTTCATCATTTGGTTTAATATCTGTATCACCAATTATAGGTGTAGATATAACTTTTGCAATTCTATTTACAAATTGATGATTATAAATCTCAGTATTTAATATAAGATCATCATTCTCAACTTTTTTAGTGTTGTTATATCTTTCTCCTATTGGTGTTACAACAAAATTATAAATACTTTTCATTTAAAACGTGGTCTCTATAATTTATTAATATTTCTTCACCTTTATCTATATCTCTTTCAGCTACCATAACAACATCACGAGTTTTTAAATAATAAAACATTGCGTTGTTATCATTAGAGTGGTTAGTGTATCTACCTAAAATAGTTTTATGTTTACCATCGATACTTCCAAGTCCAATGATATCTTCTTTAAATATCTTATCTAAAGCAAAAATCCCTATTCCATGAATTTTTGATTCACTTTTACGATATATATCACTTTCAAACTCTATTATAGTTTGATGATTCGTAACATAATCCATTTGATCTTGTGTTATACCAAGATCTTTTAGCATTCCTACGTAACCGCTCATTAGTACTCTAGATTGTATTCTACAGAAACCGCCATGTTTTTGTTAAAGTCTTTCCATGGTAATACATCTTTGTTTTTTTTAATATAGACGGAAAACTTATCATCCTCTTCTACTATATCACATATTGTATGTCCACCATATACTTCTTGGCCAACAGCGTAATGCATGGCATCGTTTTTATAATCTTTACCTACACTAATCTTCCTGATTAACTTCGCCATTTTCTTGATAATTTATAGTACCATCATGAATATTAACGTCGTCGGTACCGTATTCTCTTGCAAACTCTATTCGCATTGTATTTATATCGTTACTAAGACGATCCATGCTTTTTATTGCTTGTTGTTTTTGCATTTCTATTCTACCAATATCATTGGTGAACTGATCCATACTTTTTATCGTAGCTTGTAGTTTAGCTAGTTGTTGCTCGTTAATTTTTTCTGGTCTAAGGTCTTTCACCTTAGGTGTTTTTCTT